TCTACCGTTGAGCTACCTACACAAGTTTTAAAGAACTTATTTTAAAAGGTATTTCGAGAGCCAAGCGTAGTCCACTTGTTTATGCCTACACCTTCTGTAGGAAACTTCTTACCCTTTTATTTAGTAATTTAAAAATAGCTTTTTAGCCGAAGCTGGAAATTAATCTCAGGTGTTGCGGTGCCTGTGCTTTCTTTTTAAACTACCATTGTAGCGGATGATGGATTCGAACCACCGACCTGGAATTTATGAGACTCCCGAGCTACCAACTGCTCTAATCCGCGATATATTTTAAACACACTAAATTAAATATCTCCTACATGCCGTAACATGCAAGAAAAAAAGTTACCAAAAAACTCTGCCCCTTCCGAAGCAAAATATTAATTATATACTTTATTATAAGTGTGTTATTATATTTTTATAAAACCACTAATATTGCTAAGTGCAGTCCACCTATTTATCCTCACACCTTCTGTTAGGAACAACATTAAAATATTTCAGCACCACCTGTTAAATATCCATTTTTAAACTATTTTGGTAAATAATTTAAATGATAGTTTAATTTTATCAAAGAACTATTTTAAAAAAAATAAAGAGGCATAGAAGATTAATAATCGTTACCCAGATTGTTTATTCTGAAACAATGTTTAACAGGTCGTTCCTTCATCTATATTTCCCGCGTTATCTCCTCTTTAAATTTATTTTTACAAAGAACTAAAATAAATTTAATATGTTCCTACCACTTGTTTTCTTTAGTGCCTGGATTTTACCACCATATACATTCACCTTTTGAGTAATACAATGTATTTAACCGATAGCCATTTCTCTGAACATATTGTACTTTGTTAATCATTTGTTTTTGCATTTAATTAACTCATGTACTTATTTATTACTCTACAAATATAGTGCCTTAGTTTTAATTAACCAACCTTTTCTCCAATTATTTTCTGATTATTTTCCACATTTTTTTTGAATGAACTTGAGGGTAATGTTAACCCTACTTGTTTCTCAATAAAATCAATGAAAGAAGAACACAATACATTTGCTTTTATTTTATATAATTGTCCTGCGGACAAATTTTGCTCTTCTAAGAAAGCATCTACTAAATCTGTTTTTTTCATAATGTTTAAATTTCTAATGTGATTGGTTTGTTTACTAACTGATATTGTGAGTTCAGTACCGAGGCATTTATAAATGTTGTGCCATCTTGTTCTTCAATACCATATTGCTCGTGTATATGTCCGAAAACATGAACCTTTGGTTTTATTTTCCTTATCTTATCCATAAGTAATTCACAACCTACATATTCATAAGCATTAGGACCATGTGAATCAACTTGGTCTAATATTCTATTCGGAGGTCCATGAGTAATTAATATATCTACTCCCTCAGGAATCATATCCCAATAATTTTTTATCCAAGGATTAAGTTTTGTTGCATGTTCTATTTTCCTATGAGCATTGAAAGCCCAATTATAAAAATATGGAGTCCAGGGAGAACCATATATCTTTAACCCATCAATCTCAACCATAGAATCTTGAAGATAAGTTACACCTTTGATAGCTTTTAATTCTTCATGACATACATGTCTATATTCGTTCTCGAAACAAAAATCATGGTTACCTGCAATGAATACTTTATGTTCTGCCGGCTGATTCTCAAACCAAGTTATAAAAGAACGAAATTCATTTACCCAACCTCTACCTGAGAAATCTCCAGCATGTATAAGGATATCACAAGGTTCTATATCCAATCCTTTATGTTGATTATGTGTGTCTGATATAAATACAATTTTTAATCCCATAATTATTTTAATTTACAATTTTTAAAATGCCATTGAGCCATCTGAGGAATCCCTCCTATTTTTTTACAAAAAGGGCAAATAATTGTTTTCTTTTTTCTTCCTTTTAATTTTTCTGAAAGTTTCGGATTTTTCTTGCTTTTTTTATTTTAGAAATTTTTTCTTTATGTTCTTTTGTTAGTTTAATGCCTTTTTTATTTTCACTTATTCTTTTTTTAGTTTCTTCAGTATGATTTTTACCTTTCATTGGAAAACCATTCTTTAAAAATGATATTTTTCTTTTATTTTTTTCTTCATCAGATTGAATTCTGCCAAAATTATGGCTCTCAAAACCTTTCTTGTTTGCATTATTTATGCTAATTTTATTTTTTGTTTCTTCTGTATGTTTCCTACCAAAATATTTTTTAATTATTTCTTCTTTGTTTGGATTATTTGTAAATGTATCTCTATCCTGTCTAACTCTCCAATGTTCTTCTGTAGATAAGAATTCTTCTAATGTTGGTACACTCATAAATTATACTAAATCTTTCAACAAAGTTAATTTTATTTTTCTTATTTCCTGTGGTCTTTTATCAATTATTTTTTTTATTTTGCAGGCATCTTTATTATATCTCAACATCATAACATTGTTCACAGTATCAAAAAGTATCTGCATGGTGGTGTACATATTTCCTTCCTTAACAATATTTCTATTAGGCTGAAACTTTGAATCCCAATTAATATAATCCTTTGATAAGCTATTTAATATCTTTTCATAAGAAAGTTGACTATCATCTAAATTTTCTAATTCTTTCTTTGATATGATTTGCCTTGAAGTTGTGGAAATCTTTGCTTGCCCTTTGATATACCCGGTTTTAATAATGTTATGTCCATGATTAGTTCTTACTTCTATATCATTATTTAAGACGTTTAAATGTATCTCAGACTTAGGCATACATTCTAAACTATATGAGCTATCTTTATCATTAATGAATGTGTGCCCGGACAATCTATTAGGTAATAATAGATTCTTAATAAAAGAATTTAAATTATCTTGTTTCAATGCTTCTAATATTATTTTACCCTCGAAAGAAATTTTATTTGTTTCTCTCTGTATATTTATTTCCTTCTCGTCATACTCCACTAACAATGAGGAATTTATTAGAGCCAATCCATTAGAATTAATTCCTTCAAGCCATCCTGTTTGTAAATCCACATAATAACATAACTCCAAATCTTTTTCTTTTATGTAATCTCTTATAACCACTATCTCAGGTTTATAATTTCTGTCTCTGTTCTTAACCAGGATATTTTTGTTCCCTTTAGAGAACTTAGATATTACACATTCTTTTAATTTTTTAATTTTATTTTCTTTAGCAAGATGTTTATATTTATCATCTATCTTTTGAAATATTCTTGTGTCTATACCACTCCATAAATAAATATCATTATTTTCTAAAGAAACATAACCCTTTCCATATATGCTTTTATAATTTTTAAAATTTTTCTTTACATCACTTAAAAAGGATTTTATTCTTGATAACCCATACTTAGAGGTATATTTTAAAATATATTCTTTTTCTTTATCAGTACATTTATTCCAATAATTCGGACTTATCTTTATTTGAGGCATTACTTTTTAAATATTACAAATAAAAAAAATTGGAGAATAAAAAATACTCTCCAATTTACAAACATCATATAAACAAAAACCTTTTTCTTGCTTACAGAACATCAATGTTTCTAAACATAGGTAATTTTGTCACCTTATTAGATTTGATGTACTCTGCAATTTCAGAATTGTAGTTGTCCCCAGCATTTTCACGCATTAATAACTCTAATGGAGTGTAACCATTTTCAGATTTCTCACCACGAGAATTTAACAATGTAGCAGAAACTCTTTGTTTTAAAGTTCTTGCCGCATTTGAATTCGTGTTTGTGAAGATAACATCATACACTGAAGTTCCAGAAGTGATGTTTTTTAAAACCAAATTTTTTCTTTGGCTTTCGTTTAGAGCATTCTTTAAGGCTCTTGCTTCTCTACGTGCATAACGTAAAAGTGTCTCTTGATTCATTTTTTAATTTTTAAGTTTATTAAATAATTTAATGACTGTAAAAATATAATATTGTTTTTTAATTTCCTAATATCATTAAAATTTTATTTCAATTTTAAAATCTTATCTATGTTTTTCTCCATTTTCTTTAAATTATTGTCTTTTTCCACTGTAAACTTAATTGTTCTCTTATCAATGTCTGAATCATTATAAAAAAGAAGAAATTTAGTAAATTCATTTATTCCAAAAAAATCTTGACACATTTCATAAAAATCCAATTTTGTCTTATTATGAATAATATCAGCACCTATGTATTTAAAATCATCTGGGAATATAATAGGAATAGAATAATAGAATAAATTAAGTTCATCATCTAAATTTGCAGTTATGAAACCAAACTTAATATCTTCTTTCCTTAATTTCTTTAAACTATTTTTTAATAGTGTTAATCTATTTTTTTGTATCTTTGTCATAAATTTTTTGAATAGCTACATCCTCCGTGAATGCAAGTGTTTTAAAAGCATCATAAACAAATTCTGAGTAAATATCTATACAAGGTATTTCTAATAACTGAGAATAAAATTCTGCATCTATTCTCAAAGAACTAACAAAATTATCATCCTCACTAACAAATAATATCTTTAAATCTTTTAAATCATAGATGAATAAAAAATTCTTTTTCTTTATCTCAGAATAATTTATTTCTCCTTTTTTTAATTTTAGAGAAATATTAATCAACTTATCTTTAGGAACAAGATTCACACTATTGTAATCAAATTCTCTCATAAGAAGCCATTGATTATTTACATAAGAAAGTTTAAATAGAATACTATCATCTGTTATTTTCAATGCCACAACATTATCTCCTTGCTTAATATTTGCCGGTATAATTCTGTTTACTTTATGTAATCTTTTTAAAAACATATTATGAAAAAATTGTCCAATCCTCTTTATATATTTCCAATATTCCTTTACTATCTGATTTATGAGGATAGAAAGTATAATGATTCTTTTTCGTTAACTTCTTTAAATCTAATAAATAGAAAATATTATGAGGTTCAATATAAACCACAATAACATCACAGTTCTTAAAATATTTTTCTATATTATCGGATATATTCAATACCCATAAATCTTTTCTCCCTCTACCTGTATTTCTAATACAAGAAATTGTCTTTACCTGTACTTTAAATAATTTTTTACCGTTATCTACAATAAAATCATAATCTGATGAATCTGTTAATGGTTTACTACAATGCAAGTTAAATCTATAACACATAGATACAAACGTCATTTCTCCCACCATGCCTATGTTAGAGCTCTTAATTTTCAAAATCTTTTTGTTTTAAATATTTTTTTTCTACCTTAAAAGTAAAGTTTTTAAAATCCTTAGCCAATAGAAAATCAATTTCTTCTACTATTTCTAATTCATTCTTATCAATATTAATAATTATGGAATCAAATATTTGGGTTAATATTCTTGTTTTCTTTTCTTTTAATAACTTATACAATAATATCATCTTGTAAATTATAATATCCGAAGCCGTTGAGGAAATGTAATTGCTTAATAAACCATTTATTTTTTTAGGAATGATTATTCTCCCGAAATAGTTTCTTATAAATCCTTTATCCTCATACTCCTCCATTAATCTATCATTGAGTATTCTTCTGGGTTCTAATAATTTTGTTTCAAGATATTCTAATTGTTTTTCGTTTAATACTTTTTGAAAATCATCAATGTTACCACCATATAATATTCTAAAGTTTAATTGTTTAGCCTCCTCCCTCTTTGTTTCATCATTCAATAGATTCTTGGCAGTTTCTAAATGAGGGTCATAATTTAATTCTATCCCAAGTATCTGATATAATATTCTGTATTCAAATGAAGAGAAGTCAAATTCTATAATTTCATCACCTTTGTTAAGTGGTAATATTAAATTGTTCTTTTCTTCTTCATTCAATCCTTGTATGTATATTCTATCATCTTTGCAAAATATCCTTCCGGTTACCTTACTTATACCTTCATATTTTAATTTTATATCTCCAAGGTCTCTTATCTTTATAGTAGTGTTTGATAATTTATCTTCAACGAACTTTGCCCTCTTTAATAATTTAAAATCTTTTGTTTCTAAATCTTGGTATTCAAAATAAAGTATCCAAGGAAAGAATTTCATATCAAAATTCCTCTTCCATTTTTTTTTATAAGCATCAAAATCACAGAAACCTTTATTGGTATAATACATCAATTTAAAATCAGAATATAATATGATGTTTTTCTGGGCTAATATTTGATTTAAGCCTATCTTATAATTAAGTGATACAAACTGTAATACATCGACAAATGTATAGTAAATAACTTCTGTATTACAGAATACAATATATTTTTCGTCAGAGTAATAAAACAATTCCTCTTTTAAATTTTGAATTGCTTTTAAATCATAAATAAAAATACAAGATATATCTTTTATCTTATTAGAAAACTCATTTTGTTTATATTCCTCTAAACGTTCTTTAATTTTTTTTTCATCATACCCTTCTTCCTCACTATAACAATAAAGTTTTGAGTAAGGGTTATATCCTACTGAAAAATAATTAGAATTTTTTATTTTGGTTTGTTTTAGAAATTCTATATTATAATCCTTCTCAGAATAATATCTTGCTATAAATTCCATAAATTAAATATTTCTCCTTATTGTTAATTTTCTTCTGATGTTTTCGTCCTCATCATTTATCTTTTTAATTGTTCTTTCTTTGGTATCTGAAATCATCTTTAATTTCATCTTATAAACATTAGTCCTAAATTCATCTGCACATGGTACAGAACAAAATTTTGCCTTCTTTGATTTTGATTGAAATGTTTTCTTGCAAAGTTCATTCTTGCAAATATAAGTAATTAATTCCCTGACATTAACCGGTTTATAACTTTTTTTACATTCATTAGAACAAAAATGGTTCTTATATCTATTTATCTCCCAAAGACCTTCCCAATAGGTTCTGCTACAAAAATCGCATTTAATTTTTTTTTGTTTTCCTTTCTTCTTATATTTTCTTATAAAAGGTTTATAGGCAGATTTAACTTTCTCTTCCAATGTACTTATTTATCTTCTGTCTCATAATTTTTTTAGATGCCGGAGCCAATATTGTTGCACCTCTATCATCTTTATAAAAATATTTTCCACCTTGTTCACCTAAATAAACTCTTCCGGTGAATAATGGAGTTACTACTGTTATTGCTCTTGGTAAATCATCTTCGGAATCTTGTGGAGTAAATAAATTATTTATTTTCACTAACATTCTGTCAATCTTAGCCTTTTCTATTTGTTCATCAGAAAAAATCTTAAAGATTTGTTTTTTAATATATTCATTCATAAATTTAATTTAAGTAAGTGTAAATCATATCCTTTGTTAAGACAGGGTCAATCAATACCGTATTTCTTATAAGTATGCAATCCATAACTTTTGCTTTGGTATCATTAAAGTCTGTATAATCCTCTAAGTTAATTTTATTTTCTTTATATTTTTTATATAAATCCAAATTGATTGTTAAGAAGAAAACTTGTTGTAACCCACCTTTCATCTCTTTATTCTTCTTATAATTATATTCTATTTGAGAATTTAATTTTTCAAGAGAATCTAAAATATAAGGCTCATACAATTGAAATATCTCTTCTTCAGAAGTATTTCTTGCCACAAGTAAATCATTTATAATTTCCTTACTTCTAAATGTATCTTCTATAACTTCAAATAAATCCAATGCTTTTACTTTTAAATAGTTTTTTCAATGTACTACAAAAGTAAACAAAAATTATTTAACCTTAAAAAGAAACTTTCTAATTGATTTCATTTTCGAAGGAATATAATTTCTTAATATTTTTGTTTGTGTTTTTTCATTTACACTATGTACGAAATACATGAGGTAATCCGAAGGTATTTGTTTTTTCAACATAAATAAGGCTTTTGCTTCATCAATATTTTTATCCTTATTTTGTTTAATCAACATACCTAACTGTTTCTGTATTTCAACCTTTAACTCTTTATCTTTCATTACAATTATTTTCTGTAAATCAGAAGGAGAGTATCTAAGGTTTAAGCCATAAATTCTATCTAATCTCTTTTCTAATACATAAATAAAAGGATAATAATCATTTATGGTTTCTCCATAGTAGTTAAAACTTATTAACATACCCTCTTCAATTTCTTTAAAAGTACAATTTTTAATATCAAAGAAATTTTTAATCTGAAGAGCTTTAGGTTTTAATTCAGCCATCTTAATTTACTTTATCTTTTAACCAATAATATCATTATATCCAAAATCATCTGGTAATAATTTTTTCATTAAAGAGAAAAAGTTTTTGTATTCATTAATTTCCTCTTCTTGCTTTTTAAGTTTATTTTCTAAATTAGTCATGTGTTCTGATGCCATGTACCATTCATTTAATTTACCAACCTCATCTCTTGATGTAATATATTTTTTTAATTCTAAATATTTATCTAAAGATAATTTATTATTCAATCCTAAACTTGGGTTATAATAAGCCATGTTAATTTATTTTATTTTTTTTAATACCATATTGTTCTAATAAATTATCTAAAATATCTTTCTTCTTACTAATTCTCATTTGTTTTACTCTTCTTATAAGTTTATCAAATGGAAGTACAACCTTATAAGCAATAACTTCTTGTTCAGGATTAACTTCTAATCCATGAGCATAATCATGGTGTCCATCAATCAATCTATAATCCTGTGAACAAATATATGTTCTTCCTATCCAATGTTGTGAATTAGTATTTAGCTTATCTTTAATCTTTTGAAAATTTAATTCTGATTGTGCCGGTTTTAGTTTCGATAGGGGTATTCTAATTTTTCTTACTTTGGCAACATTCTGAAAATGTAAAATCAATTCATCAATATCCGATTTGTTTATCTGAGGTAAATCCTTTCTTGAGAAATCTAAATTATCATAAGTAAAATAAACAAGGTTCTCCATTTCATCCTTAAACTCATTCCCTAATAAGGTAAATTTATTCTTTAGAGATGCTACTCTATCTTCCGATTCCTTCAGGACTTCTTTTATAATATCATTTGTTCGCATACCTATTTAAATAGTTTTGTTGTTAACTTGAACATCCGAAACATTCAAAATCTCCATTTGATTGTTGAACTTCTGTTCCTTCATAATCATCACTCATATCTAATGCCAAATCTTTTGCCCCGGTTGATATAGGTTTTGTATGTAAATAATATGAACCATGTTTTGAACCTTTCTCCCAACTATAGAACATACAAGAAGTTATCTTAGAAACTGTTGGTTCCTTCATAAAGATATTCATTGATTGTCCTTGGTCAATAAATATTGCCCTATCTAACATCATATCAATTAAATCTGATTGTTTTATTTCCCAGATAGTTTTATATTGTTCTCTGAACTCAATTGGTAAGGCTGTTATTGATTGTACCGAACCCTCATTCAACATAATTTGTTTCTTCATCCAATCATTCCACCATCCATTCTCAATCAATTTTTCAATCATGTGTTTGTTAACCACAATATATTCTTTCTCCTTAACCTTACGTTTAGATATATTGTAATCAAATGGTTGAGCCATCTCTGCACAATTTCTAATATTTGAAGTAGAAGCTGTCGGAACAATACATGTTAACAAACTGTTTCGAAGCCCATATTGTTTAATACTTTCCTTCAATGCTTTCCAATCATATCTGCTGTTAGATTCTACATATTCTGTTTTATCCCACATATCATATTGTAAAATTCCATTACTATATGGACTTCCTTTAAAATATTTATATGTGAATTTTTCTATAATAGAATTTTCTTGTTCTAATATTTTAAATGTATCAAAATCAATGTCTTCTTCATTACAATATTTTTTAATCAAATCTTTTGATAATTCATTACTTGCTCTTAATGCCGAATAATAGATTGTCTCTGTTATATGTTTATTTAATTTTTTAGATTCCAAAGAAACAAAACTTGGATAATTCATTAATAAAAAAGCATCTGCCAAACCTAACATTCCTAAACCCATTGCTCTCTGTTCTTGTCCACCTTTCTTTCCTGACGGATTTGAATAACCATTTATATCAATAACATTATTCAATTGTTTTACTTGGAAGGCAACATCTTTAGATAAATGTTCAAAATCAAATACTCCATTCTTGACATATTCTTTTAATATAAAAGTTGTAAGAGTACAAATTGCTTCTGATTGAGAATCAGTATATTGTTCTACTTCTGAACAGAGGTTACTGGATTTTATCGTACCAATGTTCTTATGATTTGTTTTTCTGTTAACATGGTCCTTGTATTGAATATAAGGCATACCTGTTTCTATAAGAACTTCACAAATTTTAATCCATAAATTTTTTGCTCTTATTTTCTTACCCAATCCTAACTCAATAGCCTTATAATATTCTTTCTCAAACTCTTTACCATATATTTCGTAAAAAGGTTTTAATCCTGCTTTCAAAATTTCATCTGGACAAAATAAATACCAAACATCATCTGATCTTACTTTCTCCATAAATAAGTCAGGAACCCAAAGAGCTAAGAATAAATCTCTTGCTCTTAAGGAATCCTCACCTTGGGGTTTTCTAAGATTCAAGAACTCATATATTTCTCTGTGCCAAGGTTCTAAGTACATTGCACAACTACCTGGCCTCTTCCCTCCTTGGTCAAATTGCCTCATTAAATCATTTACAACTTTTGCAAAAGGTACAATGCCTGCCGCATTACCACCTGTAGAAAGTTCTGAATAATTACTTCTAAGGTTTGATATTGCCAAACCAATACCAGCTGAATTTGCAGAGGCATTTATTAATCTCTTATATGTCTCTGCAATACCTTCCTTAGAATCATCATTTAAGAAATGTAATTCACATGAAGCTAATTGATTTGATGGCGTGCCACTGTTTAATAATATTGGAGTCGCCGGAGATACTGTTGAATTAATTTGTCTATAATCCTCAATAGCATCTTCTAATGTCTTACTTCTGTTTATCGCAACACGAGCAAACATTTGTTGAGGTGTTTCAAGATGTACAATTTTCTTTTCTTTCTTAATTTCCTCTTTCAATAAATAAACGGCTTTCAACCTACCTATTGCAAAATAATCAAAATCAAAATCTTTTGAATAATCAATTACTTTCTCAAATTCCTCTCCCCATTCTAATACCTTCTTATAATATGTTTTATTAAGTTTATTTTTCTTGTAAAGTGTTTTACTTACTTTCAATAAATTCAAAGGTATTTCCTTATGCAAACGCGAAATAAGTATGTTTGAAGCAAACATAGAATATTGAGGATTATCTGTTATATAACTAATAGAAGTATTGGCTATTAACTCATCTAATTCCGCACTTGTTATCTTATCATATATTCCTTGGGTTACCTTTATAAATAATTCATCTGTGTTGATTTCTAATCCGTCTGCTGACTTCTTGATTCTATTTAGGATTTTGTTTGGGTTAAATTCTGCCGACTGTCCATTACGTTTAATTACTTCCATTAACTGTTTCTTCTTTTTGTGTTTTTATTAATTCTTTTATTTGTGTTAATCCATTATTCTCATTAACCTTCCAAATATATTCTGTTCTAAGGTCATCTTTCGAGGCAATTTCCTCAAGAGGTTTCTCTGTTGTAAATTCAATATCGTTTAAGAAATGTACTTGTTCACCGAACATATTAACTTTAAATATTTCGGCAACATTTTTCTTTACTAAGTATTTATGCATCTTGTAAATGTTTTATTAATTTTAATTTATCTTCTGGGTTTAATATAAAGGTATCCCAATCACCTTGTCTGCTTTTATGTCCAAAAATATATTTTATACCTTGCAATAATCTTTGAAAGAAATTTTTATAATTAGATAAATGAATCTCAAAATAAATTTCTTCTTCATATTGAAATATAGAACATTGGTGTTCCAAGGAGTGACAATCACAAATAAATATTTCTCTCTCTAACATATAATTTATTTTCTCCCTAAGAATACATTTTCATCATAATGATTTTCTATACCATTAATTAAAAATAAAATATCTTTCTCAGAGATAGGTTTAAAATTCCAAGCATCAACTCCGACATTAATACATTTTCCATTAAATCTCCAAGCACCATGAATATGACCTGTGATAGCATAATTATATTCTGTATTAATTTCTAAAACATTTTTACATCTAAGAGGATAATGGTCTAAATAAAAATTATAATTATGTGTTCCCATTTCATAATCAGAAACAATCTTTGAAAAATATTTTTCTAATAATAATTCTTTATCTTCATCATAATTTCCTAAAACTAAAATCTTTTTCCTGCAATTAATCTTTTCTAACAAAGGTAAGTAATCACTATTAAAACATACGTCTCCAAGGTGTATTAAAATATCATCTTCTTTAACATACTTATTACAATTATTTATAATCGTATTATTCTGCTCTTCAATAGAAGAAAAAGGCCTAAAGTAAACATTTGGTTTTTCTTCTTCAATCCCTAATCTATCATCGCCTAGATGCCAATCGCTCGTAAACCAAATCATTCTAAACTTTTATTATGTAATTTAACAAAATGCTCAGCATGTTTTTTATTCATCTCCCCTGAATGAACAATAGTATATGGATACTCAAAATCTCCGTCTAAATAGAGTATTTCTTCTGCAGGTAAAATTTCCCTGCACCAACATTCTTCTCCTGCTTTGCAGAATCCTATTTTCCATTTTACTGTTAAAGATTTTTCTATTGCTTCTTTATAATCCATAATTTCTTTTTTAAATAGTTTTTAATATGACACCAACATAAGTTCATATTCATAGATTCAGTTAAGAATAACATCAAACTAATATGGTTATGATGGTCCGGACATAAGCCTAAGATATGTAATATTTCATCTATCATTTTTTTATTTTAAATTCATTAATAATAGCATAAATGGGACAACCCATTACATCACTATCATCATCATTAGGATTAATTATTGTTGCTTCTACTTCTAGACCTTCGTATTTATATAATTGATTATTAAACAATCTTTTTTCATCTTCTAATATTTCAACAAGCCCTAACTCTTTGTTTCTGACATATAATTTAAAATTCTTAATTTCAATTTTTGAAACTATCTTTCTTCTTTCCATATAATTTAAAACTCTTCGTTAAAATTCATTTCACCGTCTAATTTTGCTTTCTGATATTCTGTCGGACGACCTTCAAAAAAGTTTTGTTTTCCATTTAATGCAATACTTTCCATAAATTTAAAAGGATTTTTTGAATTAAAGTATTTTTTACATCTTAATTTTAATAACATCTGGTCGGCAACATATTCAATATACTTAGACATCAATACCTTATTCATACCTAATAAATCACAAGGTAGAGATTCAATAATAAATTCCTTTTCTATCTCAACTGCTTCTAAGATAATTTCTAAAATTCTTTCTCTTGTAGGTTTATTTTCTAAGTGATTATTTACAAGATTAATTCCGAATTCACAATGTAAATTCTCATCTCTATTAATAAAAGAATTTGCCTTACCTAAACCTGTCATTAATCCTCTATTTATTAACCAAAAGATAGAGCAAAAAGAACCTGAGAAAAATATTCCCTCAACAACAATAAAGGCAATTAATCTTTCTTGAAATGTACCATTGGTTATCCATTTTATAGCCCACTCTGCTTTTTTCTTCACCGCAGGTAAATTATCAATAGCATAAAAACATTCTTGTTTTTCTTTCTCATTAGAAACATAAGTATCTATCAATTTAGAATACATCTCCGAATGTATATTTTCTATTGCAATTTGAATACCATAAAAGAATTTAGCTTCAGGGTATTTTACTTCTCTCAAGAAATTTTCAGCTAAGTTTTCGTTTATAATCCCGTCAGATTGGTTAAAAAAACTCAATACATTCTTTAAGAAAAATCTTTCATTATCATTTAATTTATTATTCCAATCATCTAAATCTTTAGATAAATCTACCTCTTCAACTGTCCAAAAAGCATTTAATTGTACTTTATAAAAAGATTCCCATAAATCTTGATGCTTAATAGGGAATATTGAAAATCTTTCTGTACCTACTTCAGTTAATATTTTTTCCATTATTTTCTTATTTTATCTCTTATTGATTTAATTGATTCTATTGTGGTGTTAGCTTGTTCTAAAACGGATACTTCTGCTAAATCCATTAATCTTCCCATTTCTGTAAAAACACTCTTGGCATTATCTATCTTAACTTTTATTGCTTTAGAAGATATACCTAATCTGTTTTTTAATAATAAAGCAAATGCTTCATCAACTGCTTTCATATTCTTATCTTGTACATACATGATAACATAGTCTGCCACTTGGAATACCTCAATAGCCTTACCAATGTTTTTTGCATCCGCCGCCAAGTTATCGTATCCTGAATTATGTGTATATATATCATTTGCAAAAAACATGTGTGTATCTTCAACACAAATATCTATAGTTTCCATTTCGCCTAATAATTCAATTGATTCTATTTGAGAATAATCTACCTCTATTTCTTTAATCATTTTTATAATTTTCTTTTATAAATGTAATACATTTTTCTAATGTTTCTATTTTATTCTTAGTATATTCTTTTTCATAAACAAAAAGAACATTATAACCTTTTGATTCTAAATATAATTTTCTTCTTTCATCTTTTAATTTTGAATTTTCTGTTCTATGCCAATAATCCCCTTGAAATTCAATAATACAATTTTTTATTTTAAAATCAACAAATATAATAGTAAAGCCTTCAGAGTTTATTTTAAAAATTTGTTCTCCCCCTAATTCATAAAATTTTATTTCTTTATCTAAGTTCTTGAAACCAACCGACTCTAGCCTTTCGTATATTTCCCAAAACATTTTTTGAGATATTTTACTATATCCGGAAGAATTCTCTTTGTTATTTACAGAATTAAACTTCCAGCTTTCCCATCTTTTTCCTCCTTCGTCTTTGCCATATTTTAAAATAAAATCTTCAATTCTTGTTCTAAACCCTGATTTTTGTTTTTCTGAATATAAATTATATCTATAAATGCCATCTGTTTCACCATATTTTTTTATAAATGCTTTAGGTGAACAATGGTCTTGTCTTTCTTTGTATTTAATCCACTCTTTTAAACCTTCATCTTTACCATACTTTTCTAAATAATAATTTTTTGAAAATCTATAACTTTGATTTTCGCATTTCTTTAAATACTTTAGAGTACCCTCTTCTTCTCCATACCTGTTTATACAATCTATTAAAGTGTGTGTTTTTGATTTGTGATTAGGTAACGATTTTTTAAAACTATCTTTCCAATTTTTTTTAATATCATTCCAGATAATTAAACCTTCTTCTCCTCCATACTTCTTAATATACCATTCTTTAGTTGCTTGTCCTTTTTTAGAATTACATGCTTTTTCTTGAAATAATTTTCTGCCTTCCTCTTCGCCATATTTTTCTATATAATTTTCAATTCTGCAACCTCTTTGTTTAGCTCTCTTTGAATATATTTTTGCTCCCTCTTCTTCCCCAAATAAATAAACATAATTTTCCTTCAAAAAATGAGATATACTTTTATTTATCTTGTCTTTATAGTTAATTGCATTTTCTATTCTGCCTCTATAATTGTTTCTTATTAAAAATTTAAAATAACTTTTATATTTATTAAAATTTTTAAATCCTATTCTTTTATAAAAATTAAGTAATTCAAATTTTTGGTTCTCATTTTCTATTTTGTTTTCTTGGAAAAATTTTGGAATTAATTGTTTCATTTTATTTTTAAATAGTAAAGATGAATTTTCACTATTTACTTTTTATTATAAGAGTGGAATTTAAACCTAACCCACTTTCTATACTTAATAATTCCCCTTCTTTAGTCGGGAATTCATGTTTTGAAGAACATAAAATTTCTTGCCCATTTTTTAATTTTATTTTATATACAGGTTGGTATTCTTTTTCATAAACTTTAATTACCCTCTTGTATCCTTCTTTAGTTAAAATTTTATCGCCCTCTATTAAACTATCTATTCTTACCTTACCTTCATTTTCTTTATCTACAAGTGTTGAGATTTCAAGACACCTATTGGTCTGGAAGTTGCAAGTTACAAGCATTTGTTCTTCTTCTGACCAATCTCTAAGTTCTTCGCATAAATGTTCAAACTTATCATTATCACTTGAAAATTTTTCACCCTTCTCAGGTTTAACCTGATTTAATCCATCAATACAAACTAATTGAAAAAATATACCTTGCGCTTTATAACTATTCAATAGGTTTTTAAAGTTTGATATTTGACCATTCTTAGAACGAAAATGTTTTACAACAAATTCTCCATTCAATAGTTCTTCTTTCATTTTATTCACATATTCATCATGGTTCCCAGAATATAACTCCTCTTGTTCCATATCGAATAGACCTGATAAAACTCTTGTCGTGATTGATTTCTCATTATCTTCTAATGATATGTATAATGTATTCACACCATTTATAGAAGCTGTTCTTGCTTGGGATATTAATGATGATGTCTTACCAAAGTGTGATGGAGCAACTTGTATAAATAATCTTCCTGCCCCAGGTCCTCCTTTTGATATTTTATTAAAAGAAGGAAATATTGTTGGTACCGGATTCTTATTTGTGTCACCAGATAATTTTATTTTATCTCTCTTAACATCGACAACACGTTGGTCATCTAAGTCTTCATACTTATAAGCCTCAAATGCAAATTTCTTTGATTCTTCTCTCTTGCCTGTTAATAACAAGTTCAATGATTTCTCAAGATTCTTTAATGTATAAGAACTTAAACAAAAATCTCTTGTTTCTTTATATACAAAATCAAAATTACTTCTATCACTATCTTGTATTTCTTTTATCTTCTTCTTGAAGTTAATATCATTTATTTCTTTCTTCTCCGCTAATATTCTAAGTATATCAAATCCCGGAGAGGAATTATGTTCTTTTATATATTCTAATAATAATTTACACATCTCCTTGAAATACTTATTGTCAAAGTAATCAGGGTCTATTATATTTTTCAATTGTGTTAGATACTTTGTATCATTTATTAAAATATGTAATAAGGATTTCTGAAACGAATCACCATAACTTGAAAAATCTTTTTTTATTCCATCATTCATTTATGCTTGTAGTTTTAATTTGGTAGTAATTTATTTTGCTAAGTTAGTGATAAGTAATAGTATAAAAAAATATTTACACATTTTATAGAAAATATTTTTCTAATGGATAAAACTCATACCCTCTACAAATTGGTTCCATGAGAACATCATTTGCTACTTGTTTTCTTAAAATATTTAATGCTCCATTTATATCTGCATTAATTAATTTACCTTTGAATGTTTGAAACAAACCTCTGTTAACTCTCTTGCCTAAATATTGTTCATGTTTTTCAATAGATTCTAAATCTAATGCTGAACATTTTGAAGTATAGGATTCATTAATTGTATTTATTTCTAAACCTTTTAATTTAGCTTTATAAGCTATCTTTTGTATAAAATTCTCAAATGGAATTTGGACAAAATTTTGATTCGTTCGTTTACCTAAAGATACATTTTGTTTCCAACCATCATTTTTACCAATGACAATGTTATCAATATTATCCTCTAAGCACTTATCTATAATTTTCTTAGATACCTTATGTAGGTAATCATTTATTTTATTATTTCTCTTTAAAGTTAATTTTTGTATCCTATTTGATGTAAAATTATTATGGTTTTTCTTTAATTTGCTTTGTAATTCTGATTTTTTTTTATTGTAATATTGATTTATAGATTTAAGTGGTTTGCCATTTATTATAAATCCGTTTTTAATATTATTAGAAACACATGTTGCTAAATTATTCACACCTAAATCAATAGATAACCAATTATTATTTTTATTTTCTATAATTGTTTCTTGTTTTTCATAAACAACCTCAATAACATAACAAGAAGTTTGAGGTTTTATTCTTATTTGTTTAAAATTGTTTTGTTTGATTGTTAAGTTAGATAATAAAGACTTTTTTGCAAATATAATTTTATCTTTTTTAATTTTTGCACCAGATACCGTAAATGTAACAATATTTCTTCCATTAATTTTATCCTTATATTTAGGGAATTTGGGACAACCTGTAAATTTTTTTTTAGATTTTTTCCATATTTTTATTCCTTCAAAATAACACTTAATATTATTATCTAATTTTATTAAAATTTGCTGACTACAAACTGAAGGTAATGCTTTATAATCTAAAGGGTAATTTTCTTTTATAATTTTATCTAATTGATTATACCTTAACCATTTACCAGTCGAAAGAAACTCTTGTTTTATTGTATAAAGAGCACAATTATAAAGATTTTTGGAAAGAAAACAAAGTTTATCACATTGTTTAAACATTTTATGCTCTTTGTTTATTATATGTCTTTCTACTAAATTCATTACAGGGTATTCAATTTTAATTTAGTAGAAAGGTTTTTAATTAAATTAGTTATATAATTTACATCTTTAAAATAAATGTTGTACTTTTTTTTATTTAAATAAGCAAAAGTTAATAACATTGACTGATGGAAACCATATTGTATATCTAACTGTTCTTTTATTTTATTCTTAGAAGATTCCGAACAATTACTCTCATCTAACTTCATCAACTTATAATTTCTATGTAATAAGTCTTTGGATTCTTTTATTGTCTTTAATGTTTTTGTTTTATCTTCTTCAATACCATCTATCAATAAATACAAGTCATTTAAATCTCTAAACTCTATTGATGATAATTCTGGAAAATATTTTAATATTCTATCTTCACCTAAACCTTTAACTCCTGGAATTTTATCACTTGAATCTCCATTTAGAATCTTATAATAAATAAAGTTCTTTGGAAGTATATCATATTGTTGTTTAAAATTATCATGTGTTATAAGTACCTTTTTTTCTGCTGACCATACTGAAACTCCTGGTTGTAATAATTGATAATAATCCTGGTCGGTACTGCAAATAAATTGTTCGAACTCATCCTTATTCTTTGTTGTTAAATATTCTATAACATCATCTGCTTCTAAATAATCAACTTTTGTTATTAAGAAAGGAAAGTGGCTTAATAATTCCATTAGTAAATTTATTTGATAATCTTCATTACTAAACTCTGCATAATCAGTAATTACCAATCTATCTTTTCTTCTACCTCTTCTATCCTTATAATTAGGGAATATACTTCTTCTACGTTCTCCGGCGCCATCTCCATCAAAACATATAACAACATGATTAGGTTTTAGATGATTAATTGTAGAAAACAATTGTCGCATAAATGTAATCACTCCACCTATCGGAGTTCCATCTTCATTAGTAGATTGTTTATCTTTTGAGAATGCACGATAGAAATAATTAAATCCATCAACATATAATACTCTTGGTTTCATAAATTTTAAAATTAAGGTTAAAAAATTAGGTTGTCAAAATTAATCAACAACCTAATTTGCAATGAAGTCAAATACTTTCTTAACTCGTAATAAGAAAGTTAATCTTCTTTGGTTGCTTTTATTTTTTTAGTTACAACCTTTTCATCTTCACCTAAATCAAATTCGGATTCTTGCAAATCATCTTCTTTGATTTTAGACATATCAATTTTCTTGATTGTTTTCTTACGGATTTTTGATTTAACCCATTCATAAACATCATAATCAGATAAATATTCTTCCCAACCTTTTTCTTGGAATTTTTCACCATCAGGTATTGGACAATCTTTATCAGGGTCTAACCATGTGTACCATGCACCTGATTTTGCAACATAATCATTATCTTCCAAGAAATCTAATAATGTTTTTGATTCTCTGATACCTTGTAAGAACATGATTCTAAAAGTTGTTTCTCTATGTGGAATACCTACTTTGTTTTTAATCAACTTAGCATTCACATCACATCCTAAAACCAATCCTTCACCTTTTGGTCTCTTAGGTTTAGGTCCTTCCTTACCACCTGTTTTCCAATCAGTAACAATTTTTTCGTACTCTTCGTCCGTCATAACTGCTTCTGCAACTTCAATCTTCTTCATACCTAAAAGTTTAATTCTAAGTGAAGCAAAGAAATCTTTTGCTTTTCCTCCTGGTGCAATATCTGGGTCACCATAACTGATTCCAATTGTTTGTCTAATTTGATTCAACATAATCAAACAACAATTTGCTTCTTTTAAGAATGGTGATATTTTTCTTAAGCCTTTACCTAATTGTTTTGGTTTAAGACCTCCTAAGTTCATGTTGTTTTCGTAACCTGCTTCTAACTCTGCATCTGTAACAAGAGCGGCAATACTGTCAATAATACATAAAACCGGCTTGTTTTTCATTGATTTCTCTTTCGCAATTTCTTTTAATGTTTCTTCAAGAGAAGTAAAAACATCTTCAATAGAAGTAGCATTATTGTAAATCATATTTTCTCTATCAACTCCACAAGCCTCCATCATTTCAAATGCACCTGCTTGTTCAACATCATAAAATATACCGATACCACCCATTGCTTGGCAATTTTTTATACCATTCAATACAAGTGTTGTCTTACCAATAGATTCTTTACCAAATATTTCTACAACTCTACCGCAGGGCCAACCTCCTTGTTCTTTATTAGATATAGTTATATCTAATTTATAATCTCCGGTAGGTATCCATATTTTTACCTCACTCGATAAATCACTTCCCGACATAGAACTATTAGGAACTGCCGCATTTTGTTTTTCAATTAACTTTTTAATTAATGGATTCATATTTTAATTTTAAATTTATTAAACAAGAAAAAATTTGGGAGATTAAGTATATTAACCTCCCAATTGTTGTTATTC